TGCATATATGAATTAAGATGGAGTTAAGAAAACCTATTGAAATTCAATAGGGAAAAGAACTCCAATGGACCTGACACTCCAATCAGGATTACCTAAAATTCGCAGAGGGGTCGGTTAGTACCCTAAGCTATCCCATTTAATTGGGAAGTGGTATATTCGGTGTATATACCAATTCTGGCTGTCCGTAGAAATACCCAAAGGTAAAGTCTTCGCCTGCCGATGTCCATAATTCTAGGACACGTGGTAATGACGTAGATGTTCCATTTATTTGGAAACCACCTGCGAAATCTTCCAAGTTACTACTTCCATCGCCTGAGGAGGCCACAGTAAAACGTGCGTCTTTGTAAAAAGGCACCTCAAACTCAAGGCAGGAATTAGTATTTGACACTGTTAAAGATGAACCAACAGTACCATCATCACACGCTAAATAGCTGTATGCTATCGTATTCTTATTTCCGAAATCCATGGTATAACGCGTAAACTGGCTAGGTGCCACTAACGCATCATCCATGGTTGTTAATCTGCTAACATGTATAGCAGCGGGGTTCATAAGGCCCTCCCTATATGGTACAAGGGGGACTGCCTTATATCTACAAGAACCCCGCATCACACAAAACATAGTGCGGAAATAACTAACATACGTTTGATGCACGTAATTAATGTTATCGGTTCCTCCAGTAGCGTCATGGAATTTCACGCCGGGTCCCTCTAAAGGGTTAAGCGGATATATGGGGTGTCTAAAATACCAAAGAGATTCTAAAGACAAAGATCTAACATTGTCGGTATCTAGACACATATATCTACAGTATCTTTTCATCAAAGCACGAATAGAATGTATGTGTTCACCGCAATAGACTTTTGCTACTGAGGGTTGTTGAGGCCTTATAGATAGTGAATATACTTGGGGGTCCATGGTCACGGGGTTTTGTGTTCCGGAATCTATTCCAGATTCTGGCACAACCGTCTGATATAAATCCAACATATCAGAGGGGGCGTATACCCTGTAATCGTCACCAGCTTCCATGTACATTAATATATCCACTGATTGATCCCCTGTCACAGGCGATGTGAGCGTGTTAACCACCCACACCGATATAGTACCATTCCCTGTGTTAGGTTCACATATAGAATCTATATTAGCTTTCTCCAACCTTGTAGTAGTTATGGGCGACAGCGCGGAATGTTTGCCAGGCCAATAATGGTTCCTTATGGCAGTGCTTTGCATATTACCAATATCAAAAGTAATACGTCTTTGCTCTGTTATATCCAATATTTGAACGTAATTAGTATTCAATTCAAGAGTAGCAGGTGTTTCAAAACAATCATAAACAATAGCTAGTCTTCCCTTATGAAACTGGGAAGCAACAACCTCTAAAGTGAACTTCAAATTACCACTCCAATATTGGAAAGGCAGAGTCATAGCACCTACAGCACTAAGGTAAACATCATTGCTGGCTGGTACAATACACGGATCAACCATGAAATTAAATATCCTATCACCTCTCGCAAAATTGGTAGCCCATGCGTATCTCCTCATCAGTGTTCGTGTCTTGGCAATGTTAATAATGGACATATCATCACCAGACATAGATCCCCACACTGAAGGGTCGATAGACAATTCTTGTTTTGGATCCAAAGTCAACTTGGCGGACAGATCTGGTCCTTCCGTCACAGCCAATGTGCCCACAGGTAAGGGCTTGACCTTCTTAGATTCCTCAATGTCACATGGTCTGGAAAACCCCAATGCTTTCGCGATGTTGGACGATACTTTCAAAACAATCTCAGTTGCTCTAGCATAAGGCGAAAACCATCCAGCTGTAGCTATGGGAGAGAAGAATTGACTAGCTGTGTTCAAGGCACCACTAACAGTCCCACCATATTCATCTCCTGATTGAGGAGATAAACCTATGATGTTAGTATTAGTGACACCAGCTAGTTCAACATTCTCCATCCAAGCAAATATAGAAACTGTAGCCGGTATGGTTGTCGTAGTGTCATTAGCTTGTTCAAGATCACATAAAGTTCTGATAGACAATGATCCTAAACTCTGGGCTGCTGTAACAACATAAGGCACATCGAAGTAGTCGTAAGGCCACATAAATGGTGCTTCTAAAACACCCGCTATATTCAAAGCGGGGTCGACCATAATATGCGGTCTTTGTGACAAACGAACCGAGTCATACCAATCCGATGTGTTCTTGTAAAAAGCATCGTAAATTTGTAATGGATTATAGGATATCATTAACCTGCCATAATAAAATGAGTTACCATTGATAGTCACCTTTAGTTTGAGCGTTCCCCGTAACAATGTAAAATTGTTAATCCTATTTTGAACCCTGGGATTATTCAAGAACAAATCCCATGGGTATATTGTAACATAGGGGTTAGAATTGATTGCCCATTCCAATTGGTGAATCAACACAGGTCTGGATAAAAAGTTCCCCAGATCTGTATCGTTTATATTACTAGCTGTTCTCATTTCATCAAAAACAGGTGACGTTTCATCGGCCAAACCGGATGCCTCACCACCATCTAGGAAATCTACAGTACCAGACTGAGGAGTTAAAGTCGAATTTCTTAATTCGTAACGTATAATTTTTATGTAAAATATATATAAAATGTAAAATATGTATTTATTTGTGGTCGATAATTCATAAATGACATCACAACCAAGATGCCATACGGGGGAGTTTTATCCGTGAGTTCCCCACGCGCATGGATGTTGATCATGAACAGAAACTCTTCCTTAAAAGAACATGATCTAAACGACTTCTACGTATTTACGGCGCCAAAGATCCATCCTGCTATCAAAATCTTTAGCTAACGCCGTTCGACATAGGGCTTTTGTTACACCATCCTCAATGGTGTCTGCTATCTCACTCAGTTGAGCCCTACGCATTTCGTACTTAACCCTGCCATGGTAAAACCATTCATGCAAAGCAGAATCCATATTCGTGGCTAAGGTTAATGAGATATTATTCGGACTGACAGGCTTGTGAATAGTGCATAAGCGTTTGAAAATAGAACTTTCATTCAAAACCGCCACGTACATGCCGAACTCTTTATCGTACCTAAATGTACGTTTTAAGAATTCTACAGTACTAATATGCTCGAATTTCTCAATTTTGCCAGTCTTATGGGCATCTGTAAGAACATACCCAACAAAACCTAACTCTGTCGAAATTGCTATGCCATTATAAGAAACCAACGCAGAACCAACCACCAGATCATCTCCATAAGTCAGAGTGTGTGTGACATCTCTGAACCGTCTGTATCCACTTCTAATCCAACCCTTGACATATCCTCCGTCATATAGTGTATAGAACACAACCCTCATCAGTAAAGAATTATTAATGGAATTAAAGTACACTGTTCCATTATGTCCGGACACTGTGGCACCGTGTAACATGAGTATATCTCCATTCATGCTAATCACGGGCCAAGCAACATCAGTTATTAATCCTACCAAGATCTTCTGTTCCTCCTCGGTCCATCCCCAAATACTGGCTATCATTTGCAATACTTTACCAGATGCGAATGTAACTTGAGCAGCCATTGTTGTATCATAGTCTTTATAATCCAAAGCTATAATGCGGTTGACCCCGAATTTCACTAAATATTTGTATAAGAAATTCCACTGGGGGCTCTCTG